ACATTGTAATTTCTTACAAGGCCTCTCATTACTGATCGTTCGCTTGCGACGAACAATGCTTCTTGAACCACATTTGCGATTAGATCGTTTAATGTAGTTGTTGTTGTATTAGCCATTTGCTAATCTCCTTCTTTATTTGTTAATATTAGTTAATGCCTTGTTCATTACGAATTTTAGCATATAACTTTCTATGTTCTGGATTATTCATATCCAGTTTAGAAATATCAACATTAGAGGGAATATCAGTTTTAGTGTTTGATGAACTACCAGCACCTGCGGGACCTGCCTGAACAAAGTGTGGATTTGATTTTAGAAATTCTGAAACTAATCCATCTACAGACAAGGCTTCACCTGTGTCAGAGTATCTAGTTTGTCCTGTTTTACTATCAATAACTTCAACTTCTCCAGTGTCTGACATTTTTACCTGATCTCTCACAAGTCTAACGACTTGTTCAGGGTTGATCGCTTTCTTAGTTGAGGCACTATTTAATAATGCTCCATCTACTTTGATCTTTGTCAGTTCACCAGTAAGTTTGTTTATTTGAGCAACAGACTTTTCAGCCTGTGTCTGTAAAACTTTTTCAAACTCACCTTTTCTTTTTGCTTCAGCAATCTTAGATTGTTCTTCTTTAGCAATAAAGGTCTGATATCTCTCAACATCTATACCGTCAAACTTTCTTAACACTTTTGATTCTTCAGTTTTTCTTACTTTGGAAGCAATCGCATCAACCTGTTCTTGTGTATAGGTTTTAGGTTCTGTTGATACCTCATCCTGAGTTGGATTATTTTTTGTGACTTCTGGTTGAACCTCAGTGGTTTCAACTTTAGTGTCCGTCAATGATACTTCTTGAGTCATCGTCTCGTTCTCCTTTTTTGTTTAGGTCTGATTTGACCTCGTTGTAAATGTATTTACCGTTCATACGATTGTCTTTGTAGATAAAGGGATTTACAATCTTCTTTCCTTCATTCATTGACGGAGCATATAATGATAGTAATTCTAAGCCTAATGCCAATGCTACTTTTCTAATATTGATTAAAGCCTTTCTGGCTCTTGTAGCAAATCGCATAGAAGGATTTGCTATTAGCTTTTCTTGATTAGAAAAATATTCTAAACATAGTTTTTTGAATTGTTCATGTCTTGCTGATTCAACAGGTTGTCTATATAATTTTCTTCGTCCCATTAGTCCCACTCGTTAAATGAATGCCATACAATAGGTCTATGATTTCTAAAAATTAAATCCCCGTTGTCCATCGCAGATGCACTCATGTAAGTTTTTGATCCGTGAGAATATAATTTCTTGACAGTAACACGGCAAGGTTGATATTCTCTTCCCTTGTAAAAGTATTTTTGATGAATCTGTTTTGGACCGCTTCTTGTTTTGTGACCTGCCATCGCAATCTACCTCTATTAACATCATACTAATATTTTTTCTTTTTACTACCAGTTACTTTTTTTCCAGTTCTTTTTGCATAACTTTTTGCGGCTTTTTTACCTGCTTTAGAATACGCAAACCGTTTTCCATTTACTTTTGGCATTATATTTTCTCCTTATCTTCTTTTCTTTTTACCTTTTTTCTTACCTTTTTTCTTTGTCTTTGCTTTTTTCTTTTTCTTAGCCATTGTTTTCTCCTTTCCTTTAATTGCCCACCAGTCCACCCAGCACCTTATAAGGCACTTCACCTGACGTTTTGATCGTTTGGTCATTTTGTCAAGTAATTTTTCAATTTCGTAAAGTCTTATTTTAAGACTTTTAATTTTGTGGTTGTGGGGTTTTCTTTCATTGCTAATTGGATCTACAGTTTGAATTTTTATTTTATTAAATTCTTCTAACTCGTCTTCGTCTTTAGCAAGTATTTCTTTGATTTTTTTATTAACCAATACTTGTGTTCCAGGATCTGCTAATGCAATATTCTTTGCTGTTTCTGAAACTTTCTTTAATATATCCATATCCATATTTTTGTCTCTGATGTTAAATGAAATTGGATATTTAACTGAACCATTGAATACATCTCCAGTCCATGCCGCAAACAATCTCCAAATTTGTTCTTCAGCAAGTTGTAAGTTTTTTGCTTTTTCAGAAAGTTTAGCATCTAGTGTAGTGTACTCGGTTTGAAGGGCAATTCCAGACATCTGTCTTGTTTCAATTGCTCTTATAGATCCAAGATGAGCCATTCTATCGATCGCTTCTATTTTTTGATTAATACTTTTTAATATGCCATCAATGCTTTGTCCACCCGGTTGCAAAAGATAGGGGCGAAGACCAGCATCTGTTTCATTTGGTATTGTAATAATTGCACCGGCTCCTGCCGCCGCATCTACTTCTGGTGTCTTCACAAGTGAAGGATGATTTGTTAAACGGATTAATTGCTCGCATTCCGACCACTCATTATAGATCGCCATAGCCATGGAAGCGATGGAGTGGACATCCGACACCCCTATTCCACGAATTGGTGATCTATTAGCATAAACCCAAACAGCAGGAATTTTTCCTAACTCGTTTGGCATTTCTTCAACTACATGAAGTTTAGTATAATCTGATTCTGGCATTGTAGATAATATAATTTTTTCTGGTGTAAATTCTCTTATATAATAACTTACCGGTCTTCCATATGCTTGTTGTTCTACTTCTAATAATTTTAAATATTGTAATTCATATAAACCAGATTCAGTTCTTTTAAATTTCCAATCTAAAATATTAGGGGGAGTAAATAAATTCGCATATGGACGTATTGTTTGTTGTAATTCTTCTGCTCTTGTTTTTGCAATTGATTTTGGTTTATCTAAAAGTACTAGGACATGGCCGAACACTGTACTCCATGTATTAACATCTCGCATAAATGAATCCCAAGTTCTTCCTTCAAAGTCAGCATCTTCTAAAAACATTTCTAATTCTGGTTTATCTTTTAATGAACCAAAATCTCTTTTGGGTTCATTTCTATATAAGAAACTATTGTAAATGTGTGTTATACTTTTAACGTGGTTATCGTATGGCGTACTTGATAAACGTTTTCCATATTCTTTTTCACTTTCATAAACATATTTCGTTAGGTACTCACCCATTGTCCATTCATATCCACCCAAATAACTTTTTGAAAGGAATGACCAATGTTTATAGTGTCTACTATATTCTGGATGAACCCCTAATCTTAAATAAGATTCATGTAATAATTTTGGATCTTGATTTACTGTATAATCTGTATCTAATGTATTGTATGGCATTTTATTTTGCTATCCTCACTGACCAATTTACTTGTGGTTGTACATTGTATTGTCTTGTAATTGGGAACAAGTAACTTACACCGTAACCAAGTGCATCATTCATTCCATCATGTCCAGAATTTTTATCTGGTTGTGATGTACCGGGTTTATATATTTGTCTCTCTAAACAACTAATTAGTTTTTTACATTTAGGATGAATTAAGATTCCTCTCTCCCCTTTACCATTACATAATTTTGAATTAACTGAATTTATTCTATCTCTTACTGGCATATGTTTATTAGGAGCCTTCACTATAATGCCCGCGTTAGCCAACAATGAAATATCCGTACGCCCCGCAATAGCAGAAGTCTTACGTGCTTTTGCACTGGGATCTGGGTAGGCAAATATTTTAGTTCCTGGGAATCTTGAATATATTTCATTTACTAATTCATCTGTATTACTTCCATACATTTCTATTTCATCAATAATAACCATTTTATTATCTGTAATTACAAAGCATACGGCTGTTAATGGTGAAATATTAAAATCAGAAGCTTGCATGATGGTGTCTAAATCTTCACTCAAAAATAAAGAACTTAAAAAATTAGCTAGATTACTTTCTAAGAATTAAATCTTTAAAATTAATTCCATACAAATAGAGGATAATAAGGATACTATATGATACAATGAAAGAATCATGGAAACAGTTTTATTAACGATTATCTTAATTATCGGGTTAGCGATTTTATATTTTCAAATTAAAGCAAAACCCAAACAGGAAGAAAATGTAACTGAAAAAATCAAGGATGAATTAAACTCTATCA